CCTATTTATACTAAGCTGATTTACAGATAACACCTTTTGCCTTATCGGTATATACAATTTACTCTTACCATTCCCATTCAGGTACATAGTAAAATTTTTAGGATAAAAGAAGTCTTTAGATATCCTCTCTACTATGCTTTCTGCTCTAAATATTATGATATCCTTTTCGCTTTCCTTGCAACCGCTAGGCCAATTATCTACTAAATCTGCACTTATTACATAATGACCAGACATATTTTCACCCTCGTAATAAAGAGCCAGCCTGAATGCGACTATAATGCGTTACACTCAGGCTCTCTCATATTTTTATAATTGACCCTAAGCCTGCTCTAGCTCTACAGTTACTACTCCTCCTGCCAAAGTTGTCAGAGTTCCTGTAAAATCTATCGCTAACAAGTCACCAGCCTCCAGAAGTAAATCTGCAGCTGTTGCCGTCAGCGCTGGAGCCTGTACGGTGTCATTGTCACCTTTCAGGTCTATTTTGGTAGTAGCCAATAAATCTTTTGAACTGGCATCAGCAATACCTTTAGTATCTAATACCTTCTTCACTGTGGCAGATACAGCACTTGCATCGGCCCCCTTGGTAGTATGAATTTCGCTAATCTTCAGCACCTTACAATCTACCGGAGCTATAAAGATGTAAGTATCTACAGAGGCTGCTGCTATCTGTACATTTACAGTAAACATGACAGCTTCAAGGTCTTCTTTTACTACGCTTATATTACCGACATTTATAGCGGAATCGAGTCTGCTCCCTAATTTACTCATTTTATTCACCTCACTTCTATAATTTTACCAATCTATCCAGTATATCCTTCTTTTTATCCCTTTCGCCTACTTTGAGGCCGTTGTCCCTCGCTAATTTCTTCAGCTTGAAGAAGTTCATTTTTTCATAAACGGCATATTTTTTGTCTTTATCATCAATGCAACTACCTTCATCTTTTTCTTCTAACTTCTTTATAGAGATAAAAGGATATCCCTTTATTATATTTATCATTTTTTTATCACTTGTAACAAATCCCCAATTTCTATGCAGATGTAAAGTATGTTCCTTATACGGTATATCACGAGCACCGCCAAAGTTGAACACTTCATACTTTGCCATCATCCTTTCCTCCTTTAACTATTTACTATTTTACCTTTAAATTCTTAGTAAAGACTACAGCTGCTGGATTTCCTAAGAGCAAGTCACCTCTGAGACTGTAGAAAAAGTAGGTAGATTCATCGGCAGCTTCTCTCTGTGTCTCCATCTTGATATCCCTCTGAATTCCAATCATCAGATTATCTCTATGAGTTAAGAATGCATCGGTTCCATCGATTACACATTCTTGTGCTAATTCTGCATCACTGGCAGCATGATTCCAGAGTAATGCAGTTTTAAGAGTTAAAACGTTAGTAGCCACGGAAGCAATCTGATGTACTTCAGACTTATATTCTAATCCTACTTTATGTATCCACACGTAATCATCGGCTACGAAATTAGTTCCACTTGCCACTTCTAAAGTCTTCGTTCCGGCTACAGCATCTACCGCTACAGTAGAATCTCCTATTGTCCCACTCGCCAATACAGGCAAATCTACATCCATTAAAGGCATACCGATAATCGGTACTTTCCCGTAATGTAAAGGTCCTTCACCTAGTAACGCTTTATCACCAAGTATCGTAGACCTTGCGGCTAAAGCATCTATATAATCCTGCTCTATTTGGTCACTACAGAAGAATCTCAGTCCTGATAGTCCACCAGCTAGTTTTTTATACTTTGAAGGCATCCTCTTTATCATTCTTCCGAATTTGTATTCCCAATTATAAGGTGCACTAGCGTTCTGCTCTGCTATATACCCGTTGGTATACAGTTCGAAGTCAGTCGTTCTTGCATCCAATATTGTTGCAGAACCTGTTACAGTATTAGTCCCGGTTAACATACGATGTCTCCAACCATCCCATAAACCGTTTATATCTAAAGGTAACACACCATCCGGTGTTTTCTTACCCATATAATATGCTTCCTCTAAATCGTTGGCTATATCTGCAGCAATCATCCTCATTAGATGGTCTACGAATGCAGCTCCCTCTATATTATCTTCTAAATCATCATCATGTACTACGACACAACCTCTGCCTTTCTTAGATACCAGTTCCGCTTTACCGGCAGCTACTGTTTTTCTGTATTTGGTAGAGTCGAATATCGCATCCGGCCATAACACCTTACCAGTAGTCCCGATAGTTCTTACTATTTTTGTAGGTTTAGCCATTCTAACTATTTGGGCATTTCCCTTCAATACAGACTGGTCTATAATATAATCTATAAACTTGTCGGCTTCTTCCGGTGTGAAGTCTATATTTTGAGGAAACATTCCTTTTACGAATTTTGCTTTATTTAATAGCTTCTTATTATTCATTTGTATTTCACCTCCTGATATTGTTATTTTTTATTCTTTTACCTTGAACGAATTCCATTCGAATGCACCCGATTTCTTTACTTTATCTTTTCCTTCTTCATCTTCATCATCGTCTTGACCTTCCAGACCTTTTTTAACACCCTTGATTTTTTCCACTTCGGTAAGTCTCTTCTTTAATTCGTCGGATTCTTCATTTCTTTTTTTCACTAATTCGCCCAATTCTCCTATTTTTTTCAATACTTCCTCTACTTTATCATTCTCTACTTTGGTCTTAGTATCTTCTTTTTTCACACTACCTTCTGAGTCTACCAGAAGCGTATTAAGCTTAGAGACTATATCTGATATTGTAGCCAGTGTTTCCTTTGAAAATTTCTTCCCGGTTTTTTCGACTTTTTCTTTATCAGGTTCTCCCTCTTTTTTCTCCACTTTCTCTGTCCCTGATTTATCCTCATCGAAACTTGCACAAGCATGCTTGGCTATTATACCTACTGCATCTTTTAATTCCGGAGGAAACTCTTCTTTATATTCATTCACTGTCTTCAAAGATTTCTCGATATTCTCTACTTCTTTATTGCTCTTTTCTACATCCAGTTTTACTTCTTCACCAAAATATTCTTTTAATATTACTTTTGCCTTGTCGAGCATATTGCTCACCCCCTCATCTTTTTTAGCTAATCTATAGCTACTAGTCTGGTTGAAACCTTTTTTTTCTCCAGTATCTAATGTATACGAACAATTCACTTTCTCATTTTCTAGGGCTACCTCCCCTGCACTAGCGCTCGGAACATAAAAACTAAAATTAAAATCATTTACCTTTTTTATTTCCTTACCGTTAACAACTACCTTCGTACCTTTAACACTTCCATCACTTTCTATCGATATTATAACATCACCCTTTTGTACTTCCTCAAGTGTTCCATCCATTTTTATTATTACGTATCTTTTCCTATTCGCGCCTTTAGTCACAAAAGATAATTCGCTAATATCAATATCACTTAATTTTCTGTACATTAGACCACCCCCAAAAAAAAATACGGATGTTTACTCTTCCGCTAATAAACGAAAGCTTAAACATCCGCAGTGTGTCCCGGACAGGACATTAATAACGAATTTTAACCGTTTAACTTAGATTACTTTATCTTCTAAAATTATATTATAATTATATATGATTGTCAAGCATGCCTTTTTACTGCTTAAATACGTGCTTTTACTGCACTTTTACTAAGCATAAGAGGGAGTTGCCCATCCCATCATACTGAAACCTGTTAATTCACCTTCCTTCACGGCTTCCCATATATCGTCATCATTTACTTTGCATACTATAAACCAGCTTCCTTTCTTTATTATTTGGTTGTTAATAGAAACGTCTGCCGGCATTATATAGCTCTCCAGTAAATCTATATTACGGTTTTTACCTTTATGGTTCACCTTGAACTTTCTTACTTCTACATTAAACTTATGTGCTGCCTTTTCTATTTCCTCAGAATTTGCTGTATCTCCTTGGCTATCTATTTCATCAGGAGCATATACAACTCCTCCTACTATCCTTTTCTCTTCGTCTATTTTGAATATCGGTATATTCTTGTCGAGTTTATCTTCCTCTTTCTTTATTGTTGGCTCACCGGGTCCGGGCCTTTCCGCTCGTCTCATCGTCCCTCCACACTTTGGACATTTGATATCTTTGCAATGTTTCTCGCTCTTCACCTTGTATCCACATTCTATACATTCACACTCAAATAATTCGGCCTTCTTCGCTTTCTGCTCTTTAACCCATGCTTTTGCCCGTTCCATCGTCCATTTCTTTACATCAAAGAGGTAAGTAGCTATTTTCTTGTCACCAGCACCGCCACAGTACAAAGCTTTTATTCCTTTTTTCTCTGATATATCTATAGTAGCAGTAATCTTGCAGGTAGTCACCGGTATTCTGTGATACTTCTCTGTCGTCTCTGGTTTACTTACCATAACCCGTTTTGTTATCTTCTTCGGTCTGATGACCATATCGTATAAAGGAATATAATCAGAATCCACATTATCCGTGACTATTTCAGTATTAACAGTTTTCCCTACCTGTTTCCTCATCTCTTCACCGATAAATTTTACTATTCGCTCCGTTATATCTTCCCCTTTTTTTATCGCAAGTGACAACGTTTTAGTTGATTTAGGGCTTTTGATATAATCTCCCGAGACATAAATAACATCTTCTATTAACACCTCTTCTTTCATACACGGGACATCAACACCGTACAGTGATTTCCTAAATATCACTTTGTCTATTTCCTTTGTATCGTGGCTGAGTTTCCTCGTTCCCATCTCTTCATTCAGTATATGGTACTTCTTCAATATAACTTCACGTTCGGGGATATTCAGTTTCTTTATCTCACCTCCATAATGCTTATCCCATATCTGCAGAAACCTTAATCTTAACGAATACAACTCTCTATTATCTACCTTTCTTATGCTGGCCGGTGTTATTGATTCAATTTTCATAATTTACCACCTTCCTTACTATGTATTATCCCCTTTTATTATGGTCTCGGTTTTGGTTTAGGCCTTTCAGTTTTTGGTTTTGTGCCATAACCTTTTCTCGTTTCGGTCTTTGTTATTATCGGTCCTCTAACGAGCTT